CTTGAATACGGATACGTCACCTGTTACATTGGGTACTCCTAGCTCATTACCAATTGGCTTTCCTAGTCCACCCATTTCGTAGAGTGTTTCTACTGCGTAGGCTAGTTTAATAGTTGCAGTCTGCACTCTAGGAATGCTACTTACGGAAATAGATAGCGGTACGTACTTGCCCTGAACAGCAGCAGTATCAGTATCATTAAGAGGCTGGAACAGTACTGTTGGATTTGCTGTGCTTGTGTAAGTAACCCAAGTAACATCCCCTGCTGCGCCGCCTATGAAGTTAACATTGCTTCCTGTTACAGTATAGTCTATTTCATTGTCTAGATAAACTCCCTGTCCATTTGTTGATGTTCTAAATGCACTTAGAAGATATCCAGATGTGACGGGCAACCATGATGGTGCTCTGGTTAGTGCTGCTGTACCCGATCCTGTAGTAAGTAACTCATAGTATACGGGGTTCTTTAATTCTTTCTTAGCGTTTGCTGAAACTGTATAAGTAACCGTAGAGTTTGTTGTAACTCCGAATGAAGCATCCATGCCTGTTACTGTTCCTCTTGGAACATACAAAGCATTAACAATACCTAGGGTACTTGAATCTCTAATCTGTCCTATAACATCAACATTCTTTAACTGGGTAATTGATACACCAGATGCCGGAAATGTTGAGGGAGTGTATCCAGTAAGATACGAAACTGTATTATGGGAAACGTCAAACGCTTCCACTGTTACTGTTACGGTTGGTGTTTCCTGTGTCTTTCCTACGTGTAACTTTCGACCTAACTCATCGATAGTTGTGGTAGGTAGAGTTAGTGGCCAATCGAATCGCTGCACTCTTGCAACTGCTACCATACCTTGTGGTGTAGCCAAAAGCGGCTGAATGTCTCTACTATGTATTCTTGGGCGTCTTGCCATGTGACTCTTCCTCCTTTAAAATTCTAAATAAGACCTTTCCTTTCCTAAAGAGTCCGCCCAATTAAGTGTATCGGACTACTCATAATAATAAGCATGAAATGTAGCTCTAATTATAGATCGCCATCTAATAATCTTCGGATTAGTTAAAATCGGGGGCACGGTTTGCCAAGTTATTGATTCTGTATCAGAAGAGAGCACTCCTACCTCATTTTCATTTTGATCTTTGATAGAGATGGGGTTAGCTTCTATATAGGTTGCTATTGCTTCTGAGATAGCGTCTGCTCTTGGTTCGCTCTCCATATAGCAATCTATCTGCACTATACGGGTAACGCTATTAGTACTATCGTGCCCCATTTGTAGTGCCTTAAAGTTAGAGGGTAGAAAGAATACAGATACACACGGCACAACGATTTCAGCGTCTTTGAGAAAGCCTTCCCTGTAATTTATTCCAGTCCAGCCTAGATTGCTCTCTAGTTTGTTTCTAATGGAACGCCGTTCCATGTACTTACTTGGCATAATTTATTACCCCCTTGGTGAAAACTGTCCAGTATTCTGAGCAAACCCACCACGGATATTGTGGTATGTTCCACCGCCGGGTCTAACCCCCAATCCCTGATCTGCTAAGTTAACTGCTTCTTGTAGCATTTCTTCATACAACGCGGGTAATTCGTACGCTGCCTTAGCAGCAATTAATTCTGCTAATGGTTGTGGGTCTACGTTAGGCTCATACTCTGACCCGTTTTGAAGCACCCACCATTCAGGTGCTAAAGCACCCCACACTTCTATTCTATTATATAGCGTATCATCATAAAGAAATGTAGGAGCAACTTCATCTTCCCAATAAGTTGCTCTTGTAGTAACATCGTTTTTTAATCCCTGACCTGCATAAGGAAGTTCTATTCTCTGTTTTTCTGTATCAATAGCATGTCTGTGGAATCCCTTGGTGTAATCTTCATAAGAGCCCAACAGCATAAGATCAACATCAACCCCTGCACTTGTTAGCACAATGGGTGGAGTAGCATTGATAACCTCTATTAAATGATCTTTATATATTGGTGGAAATCCATCTTGTGTTACTTCCATAACAGTTTCTATAAGAAGTTCTTTTAGACGCCCGGCAGCGCTTGCAAAAAATAGTCTGGTAGCTGCCTCGGATTCAAGAGCAAGCTTACTTAGAAACATCGCTGTATCTGAATAATCGATTGTATACGATAGCATACGATCATCTCCTATTCAGCATCTACACCGAAGCCCAAGATTGTGTGAACGTCACGAATCATATCATTGAAATGATCCAGAACAATCTTCTTGATTGCCGGAAAGGCTTTAGCATCTGTTCTACTCTCTAGCATGTCAAGCATTAACTTTATATATACTCGTTTTCTTGCTTCTATATCTTGTGCCCCCTGGATTAAAGAAATTCCATTTACTTTATTATGAACAAACTCTTTATCACAATGGGGACAAACTACTATGTTTGCTTGCATATCCTTACCTCACCTTATTTATCTCCGTAACCTTTCAAGATTACTTTGTATCTGTTAATAGCCATAGCGCCTTCGGGAATGATTTTGATGATTTGCATCTCCTTATCATCCACGACTACCTTGCCCGTTTCTGCAAATGCCTTTTCTGCTATGGGTAAATATTTATCTTCTATTGTTGCAGTAGCATCTCCTAAATAGTATCTCCCGCCCGGAGTTGCTGTAATTGCCTGATCGCTGGACCATCTAACTCTGGCTAAAACCTCTGTCCCAACCTCTGTATTAATCCAGTACTGGCCACTGCATATAGGACAATTAAAAAAGAAAGTGGTGTCATTAGTCACGTCATAGTATCCAGAGGCCGTACAGAGGCCGCAGGACGCTCTGGCAACATTGTAGAAGGTAACGTTACGCCCTATGGTTTCCCGTACAGCAACGATGGTTCTCTCCATCCATGCCTTGTTTATCTTAAATGTGTAGGGCACACTAATCGCCTCTTACTTTGGCTAAGAAGTCCATAAACTTCTTCTTACTTGGTACATAGTCATAGTTCGCTACTAGAGTATCATGCGCAATCTGCGAATAGAAATCTGCTGATACTTGATCCTTTAAAATACACCGCGCCGATTCAAAAGCCGGTTCAAGATCAAAGGGACTCCAAGAATAATTAGGATACAACTCATTTTGTAACTCTAATCTATTAGACCCAACAACAGGAATTTTAAAAAACGCTGCTTCACCCTGTACCCTGCCGGGGGAGTTTCTATCTGTCATACTGATGACGAGTTTGCATCTTGATAGCATCTCCATATATGAATCCATGCTCTCTCGCTTATGGATATAAACACCGTCAAAGTGGTCGGCCATGTAAGTACAATAAGCCATCAACTTATCTGGAACGGATAAAAATACCCCAACAAGATTTGGATTTTCCTTTCTCAAAGCTCTAAAGATTAGGAGGTTAGAGATAAAGTTTCTATCATTGTCTGCCGCACCCACACCTAGCCCTACGTACTCTTTCTTGGAGTCCTGTAGATGGCTATACTTTATAGTATATTTCTCTACAGGGAAGGGTAGACCAACTTTGATTACTGGAATACTGGGAACGGCACTTGCATACCAGCTTCGTTCCTCTTCGGTCAAAGCCATTAGCCCATTTAAATACTGTAAATCTGTAATGTAATCAAACTGTTTATCGGCTGGCAGCCGACTTATATGAGAAGATAGTGGATGATCTGATAACCCTATCTGTACCATTTCGGGATATCTGGCACGTAATTCCTTACTCCACCCACTCGCGTCAATCCACAGCGTTCGGATGACGGTATTATAATCTCGTGCTTCGTCAATTTTTTGTATGAATGGAACCTGTAAAATGTCAAGCCACACACCATTGTCATAGCTGCCATTGTTCGGCATATCACCATAAAACATGGCTAAATCACCCTTAACTGGAACCTTGCCCATTTCCTTCTCCTATATTTTTCCAGTGGCGAGTTTATCGCCCCATTTTGACATGAAGTACTCGTGCTTATTGCTCCATATACCGAGTCTTGCAGAGGTTTGTCCAACCAAGTGTATGTACTCAGCGGTGGGACAGGATACAACGTCATACCCTTTCTCTCTAGCTCTATAGCAATAATCAATTTCTTCCCGATAGCCCATACCAAAGTTCTCATCGAACAGTCCTATATCATTGATTACCTGCCGTTTTATATACATGCAGGAACCCTCTACAGACTTTTGAGTAACAACTTCGGTAACATTGCTTTTATCTTCCCCGTAATATTTATGGGCAGTATTACCGTCAGGTGCTATGAATATCCCATAATTATTTACGTGCTGCCCGTCAGGAGAGATAGACTTTCCCCCAACAATTCCAATTTTGGGATCGGAATAAGCTAGGGTTCTCATCTCTTGCACAATATCAGAAAGAATAATAGTATCATCGTTTAATACAATAACATCCGTTAAAGTCGAAGACATTAGTTCGTTACATGCTTTCAACCATCCAATATCGTTTTTATAGACTAGAATGCGCGGATTTATGACTTGCTGCATTATCGAATTAACACAGTTAGTAACTAGGGGCGCTCCAAAATATGTTGGAACTAGAATTGTAACATCCATACCTTTACCTCATTTTTAGAATAGGCTGTAGTTATCCCAAATCGCTCCACCATCGCTCATTAGGCCAGCGATAAAACTGTTATAACTTTCTGACGAGTATATGTTGCTGTAGCCATTTAGTGGGGCAGTAACGGCTTTTGCCAGTCTATATATTGGTAGATATCGTGCCAATTCCTCAACGTCTACTTGGATAGGGTTCTGTCGGCCCTGTTGTGGGTTATACGAGAAATCCTGATCACGGAAGTTGGCAAGTTGAAGATTACCCATCTTATAGATAACTGATCCCATCAATATGATAGGCCGCTTATCCTTACTTGCAATCATCGGTTCTACCGAATACGAGTTAGGTGGAATAAAAGTAATTGCATACGTTCGTGACCATCTAAACTGTAGTGCCTCTACAGCGTCGGAAAGATAGGCGGCTAAAGTAGAATCAGTATCCTTAGCCTCTTGGTATACCCCAAGGTGCCGCTTAAAGGGCGGAACTATATCTAGCATATTTTCCAAATTTACTCCACTCCTGCGCCCTGCATTAGTATGGGCGATACTTCCGCTAAACGATTCTCAATCATTTCTAACACTTGGCTAGAACGCTTCGCGGCCTTAGCCGCTGTGTAAAGTTTAAGCAAAGCAGTATCAGATGATATCTCAGTCAGCTTCTTTTTAAGAACAAATACGTTCTTAACAATTACTGCTGCCTGTTCGTCATCAATGGTGTTAGCATTTTCTATATTCATTGCGGGTTCTTTAGACTCAAGAATTAATCCTTTTTCAATGGCATGTCTATTAGCCATCTTAAAGTCGCGTAACTTGGTGTTCTCAATTGCAACATAGGAGTTGGCATTTGATAATACCATTCCAGTTGAGTCCTGTATATTAAATCTGATACCCACGTTGAAAGGTACGTTCTTCTTATAAAATGTAAGTTCCTCACTCATCTCAAAAATCTCCCTAGCACCCTAAAGATGCATCCAAGCCGGTCTACCGGCACATAAAGAAAGTAAAGGGCCATCCGGCCATAACTGACCGAATGGCCCCCATCTACTAATATTCAATTACCACATACTGTGGGACTGCTTACGGAACCTGAGATGTAACCTTAACCTTGGTTATTCCTCTAGCATTCCAAAGGATCATTCCAAACTGAATCCATGTCTCATAGTTCCAGTACGGAGGGGTAGGTCGATTATCGACATATTCCTTATACTGTGGGCCACCATAAGTTATGAATTCTCCGATATTGTCTCCTACTACCAGCACAAAATCTGACGGTAGAAGAGGAAGTGGCGGATACTCAGTCTGATCGAAAATCTGCTTTAGTCGTACAATATTGCTTACGCCTCTGTATGACTCGACACCCTTAGTGCCATTGCCAAATGGTGAAACATTATTGAATGAAAGTGGGGGCTGACCATTAATTGTTACATACTGATCGCCTGTTCCCGTTACTCCGTTAACGTTTCCTGCAAATATCTTATACTGTCCGAATGTTGTTAGTGGTGCTAACGCTGCCTCTGTCCCTATAATTGCCTTTACTCCACCAGACCAGTAGTTAACATGGTCAATAGCGTTGTCAAGAGCAGTAGAAGTTAGTGGTCCTGCGGCATCTATAAAGTTAGAAAACGCGGAACCCGGTAGTGTTAGTGCTGCTGCATTTCCGGCATTCCAGATATTTCCTAAAGCGTTCCATGTTCGTAGGATCAACTTTTCGTTGAGCGCCTTCTGAATGTCGCTTCGGACTGTTTCCGGTGTGAATGACGGTCCACCGTGCTCTAATTCTAGTGTGTTATATTCTGCCTTTGCTGACAAGATATCGAGGTTAATGCTAAAAGCCTTGTCTCGTACCTGAATCTGCTGACCTAGCGTGATCTGGCCGGGAACGATTTGCTGTACATTGTACTTGCCCTTAAATCGCTTAACCAAGATATCGCCAAATTGCATTTCTCTAGTGCCCATGAACTGGGCCAAAAGATCAAATGACAAATACACGGGGTCTACATACTCTGTAATAATTGCCGCAAAAGCGTTCTTATCCTTCTTTGCTAGTTCAGCTAATGCTGTTCGCAATTCGGGAGTTAATTTCTTCATCTAGTCTTCGCCTCCTTTTTTAGATTTATATTATTATAAACCATTTGTTCCCTTAGTCTTAACAGTAACGGTCTTTGCGCCGAAAATTTCTAGCCCAACAACTACTCCAACTGTTACGGAAGCGCCGTTTGCTGTATATGAAAGTTTTCCGCCGTCTGTAGCTCCGTTTCCTGCGTATACGACTGATCCTATTGCATAGTCACCAATGTAACCAGTATAGTTTCCAGAGCCGTATGTGAACGTACCTTCGTCGTACACCAAGCACTTGTTACCAGATGTTACTGGAATACCATAAAGTGCTGGCGGCAACTCGTACACCTTGATTGCTGCTGGCCAAGGTGTCTGATACGCCAAATCAGGGTCCATTAGGAACGTTGACTCAGATGAATCCTTTGAACCATCATCAAATGGATATAGTGTTTCTCCGTTAAGTCCGGCTCCATCGAAATACGGTGGGGGATTTAGCGGCTTTGCCNAATCTACGGGGTACATAGACAAGTCTGCCTCTCCTGCACTTGCAGGAAGATGCATTCGCCCATCCGCTCCCCTAAAGCAGAATCGGCCTCTTGGTGTTTCCTGTGCTACTCGGCTGCCATCGATATCATCGTACTTATTTACTACGAATAGTGTCTGTACTCGATTAACAGTGTTAATTGCGTCTACCATTTATACTTCAACCTCCTTTGAATTTAGTCATTTGATCTTGCTGCTTCTCTTACCTGAGCACGTAGATCATCAAATGTAATTTCCTTGTCCCCATCTACTAGAGTAGGCTTAGGAATCAGAAGCTTTAATGAAGCAGCCGCAGACGAACCGGGTTTAGCCGATGCCTTTGCTGTTACAAGATCAGCAACATACTCTGTAAATACTTCCTCTGAGAGATTTGCAAGAAATTCCTTCTTTGCTGCGGCCTTAGGCGCATCCTCATCAAATGTAAATCCAGCCTCAATGTACTTTCTTGATCTTTCTTCTGCCTGTGCACTTTTTTCACTGGCCGCTACTTTTTCTTTTAGCGTAGTGTTTTCCTCTACTACCGAACTGTGAGTAGTCTGCAATGTTGTTAAATCTGCTGACTTCGTAGCCAACTCTATTTCTTTTGCAGCCAGAACTCCCTTTAGTCTTTCAACTTCTACCTTTAGTTCTTCTTCGTTCACTGTTTTACCTCCCGTTTTTTCTTTAGGTACAGATACTTCGGCAAGTTTTAGTATCTCAATATCCAATTCTTCGTTAGTTAGCTTTTGATCGGAAGCCAAAGCAAGTAATGCTGTTCGCTTTCCGTATGCTGGCTGTCTAACAAATGTGGCTGCCATTGTAATTATGCCTTTAAGCCACTGTATTCCATTTTTTAAAATACTGTCCTCATATCCTAACTCCCAAGATATACCGGGAGCGTCACCAGCATTAAATGCATCCGTAAGATAACTTATTTCGTCTGGATATTCTTCTGCATAAAGTGCTGCTGTGCCTATTAATTTCTTTACTTCCCCAGTAGCATCAATACTCATATGAGTGATATGCCCAATAGGGATTGAGCCAGCGTGGTTTCCAACACCCTCCCCAAGATATCTCATCTTAACAGGCATGTTGATTGCGCTAGCCGCTACTGTAGAGAAATCATCAAACTCAATTCCCATGTTATTTTCATTCGGTTGATCATCTGCAAAAATAAATCTGGCAGTAACCAAGAATGGGTTATTCATAGCTGGTGTAGCATCAATAGACGCAAGCACAACCTTAAAAATTGAACTCTTCATTGAATCACCCCTTAAAGATGGTTACCTGTGAGTGCCACCCACTATTAATATTCTTTAATACATCGTAAACTTGGGCGATTTTATCGTAAAGACTTTATTTTGACCTTACCAAAAACCTTGGTAGCGATTATAGCGTTCTTTAATATGACTGTGTATGATGCATCGTCATACTCCTGGTATCGCTCAATATCGGATACAACTATGATTGCTTTCTTATCCTCTTTATATAAAATACCTGCTGTCAGAACAGGTGTTGTGAATGCCGCACTAGGGCTTTCTAATATTGGGGTTCGATCAAAGTGAATGTGATCCTCCCATAATACTACAACTACTGGATATTTCACTCTTCTAATATTCCGCCTATAGCTTCTAGCTTCTCATCTGTAATCTCGATCCCCGTAGATAAGGCTATCTTGTTTATTAAGTTTAGTACTTCCTCATCTTCCATTAGCTCTGCACCAATTTTAGGTGTGCCTGTAGACCTTGGACTGACCGCAGGATTCTGCTTCCCTACTGGTCTACCATTAATTGTTTTTGCTCCCGGTCCCTGTCCCGGTGGGGGTTGCCCAAACGCGCCTCCCGGTGGAAGTGGGCTATAAGGCATTGGTGGGAATGGGGGCATGTTTTTCATACTGACTAACTCGTCCTTCATTAATTCAATTTCAGAAGTGAAGTTAAGTCCTAACATATCATCTCTGGTTGATCTACTGATGTTACCCTCTTTAAATGCCTGAGCAAATACCGCTGCTGTCTTTACAGCATCTTGTAGTTTGATGGGCCTAAACTCAGGAACAGGGATGTTTCTAAATCCATTCATATCCCCAACAAGTTCATACTCCGTTGTAACCCAGTCTATTAACTCAACACGTAACTGGTCCATCATTGGGAGTATTCCCCACGTACTTACCTCTGCTGCTGCTCCCCTCGCTGAACCTCCCGAGCCGCCGCCGCCTAGAATTCCTGCGAACCCTAATCCTTCGGATAGTTCCTCATTAACCTGACGATACTTGTCCTGATTTAACATCGCAGAAACGTCTGGATGAATCCACGTTAGTTGTGTGGTATGGTTAGAGAATAAGATGAATAGTCTTTCCATGAGTTTAGGATTATTGGCACGCGCCAAAATTTGAGCCTTCAACTCATCAAGATTCTCTCTTGTCTCTTCTGTAAGGGGGAACATATCCGATCCTTCCTGAACAAGAAGGATGGCATTGATAACTCGGGATGCAACTGCAAAGTCCATCCGTCTAAGTTGCTGCTTATATGTAAGCGGCTCTAGAACGTTGTAAAGATATGGGGTAGGATAGGGACTATAAGATGTTTCCTTTCTCATTATATAGTTAACAGGTTCAGGAATCTGAATCTTATCTGCACCGTTTCTAATATCCTCTACCCACATAGGAAACTGCGTTTCATACATACTCAATCGTTGTTTAAGCTGCTGATTTTTTATGTCCTTTCCGCGTATCAATTTAATATCTGTGGAAGGTACCTTTACAAAGAAGGCTCGCTTTCCCCACCCAATCCACTCTACGTATGTAAGTAAGGGTGGATACCAATCAAAGGTCGGCATCTTGTAGGTCTTGTTAGGCTTTAGATCAGGAGAAAGGTCACGTCCCTTTATTTCTTGATAATCAGTTCTAGGAAGTAGCAGCCCTGATAGGTAATATTCCAAGGCCATGTTACTAAGAAATCTAGACATTTTAGAAGGGTTACGAGTAAGAATAGTCTTATAGAAAACATTAGCCTCGTCAGTCGTCTTTCTAACTTGACCGTTTCTAATATCTGTTATTGAGAATTCCTGTAAACGGTTTATAACTGTTCCAACCGATCCCCCACGTTGATAGAAATCATAACACATCTTTATTACGGAGTGATAGTTTCGTGGAATAATCAGCTTCTCAGGGGATAGTCCTGCTATCTGAAACTGCTGATCTACCATACCACCGGGCATATAAAATGAATCTCCCCCCTCGAAAGGAGAGGTAGCGCCATTTAGTACCGACGCTTTGGCCAGTTTAACTACTGCTTTCTCTTCCACTATATAACACTCCTATTATTAAGCCACTAACCACTTAGCAGGTATGAGCCTAATTTTGACTTCTTCCTTTAAATGTAACACGGGAACACCGTATGAGTTTTCATATGCCATAACAGCGCACATCATTGCGGCCATTTGGTGGTCATCGTCTGTGAAATAGACCGGCTCTCCTGTAATAGTTCGTCGGAATTTTGTTCTTTCCAGTTCCGCCATCAGGTTATCGTCATCCTTTGAGAATACGAAAGACCTGTCTTGCTGTACCCATCTAGATAATGTCTCAACAGAGTGCTTCTTCATCTGCTCCTTTTTCTCTACGCCGTCTTCATCAACAGCAACAACAATAAAGGAACCAAACTCTACAGGGTATAGTCTTTGAATATAGTTATATTCTCCATACTGGGTTAGATCACCGGCTAGGTCTTGATACTGAACCTTGCCCGGTCCACCCATATCAATACCGATGAATTCAAATTTATATATTCTATCTAGCCAGATTAATACCTCTCTCTGTAAAGCATACTCTACACGTTGCATAACTATTCGGGCAAGATTCCTCCATTTACCTGTCTGTAAATCTTCATACATGATAAAAAAGACACCGGGATCAGGAGAGAACCCTACATCATATCCCAATCCGACTCTCGGTATAGCGCCTCTGTAAGGCTCTATAGGCGGTGGTGCGAGGATTTCCTCTAGGTGGTAGCGTACCTGCCCATCAATATCCTTTCTCTTGCACCCTTCAAACATATGGTGATTAAGTACTATTAGCTGTACTTCGTAATCATCGGTTAGGAATCGTGTTCTATCGAATACAGAGAATGTAGGTACTCCGTGCTGACCAAGAACGTAGTGCTTGAAATCTTCTGAATCTTCTTGGAGTGAGAAATATTCTTTTCGTCTTGTATATTCTAGTTCGGGGGTCCACCAACTCATAATAGTTTGGGGAGCATTAAACTTAATATACTTCTCATCTAACTGGTCTGTTGTATAGAGAACGTTTTCTCTTCGTTCACCATTAGGTACACCAGAAGTTAGCATCTGGTAGCCATCTATTTCAGGCTTTAGACAGTTTTGTAGGGAGAGCCATGTTCTCCACGGCAAGTCCTGAGCCTCGTCTACCCATATACGGAATGTGTGTACACCAATAACGTTTGCTTCCGATCCTGCTGAACCCGCAATACGCATCAATAGCTGGAACCCGTTGGCGAAGTCTATCTTTCCTTCGGATACATTTATTGAGGAA